TCTGCAGCCTTTTTAGCACCGGCCCTTATCGCATTAGCTGCAGCGTCACCCAATCCCGGAACAAGCCCTATAACAGCCGCCCCGCCTAGTGCACCCGCGAGAAAGTAATTTGGGTCTTCTTTATTTAATTCATCATATACTTCTTTAGCTGCCATAGCATCACCAATGACAGGTGTAGCTGATGCAACAAAAGTAGCTGCGTCTTTAAAGGATAAGTCAGTATTGACTTGTGGGGCATCTTCAACAGCTTTAGCAGACTCTGCTGCCCAGCCTAGTGCCTCATCAGTCTGTTTACTTACTAAATCCATTGACTGTCTCCCTGAGTAGCTTTAATCGTCTAAGCACACTAATTGCACCCTGTGCCCTGTGTACTTCTACAGGCGTATCTACGCTTTCAATGATTCTATGCTGTATAGTGACTAGATCATCTATGTGTGCATAAAATTCTTCGATAGCTTGTTTGTTATTTACAAACTGTTTAAGCGACATTACCACTAAACCCTTGCTCACCTGGTGTTGGGGCTGTTCCTACACCCATTTGCGAACCACCGCCACCAGACGTATCAGCTACGCCCTGTGGGCCTTGTCCTTGAGGTGGAGCACCCTCTGGTGCTGCAACACCTTCTGGCCCTGCAGGGGGCTGTGCGGGCTGCTGAAAGCCCTTCAAGATCTCAGCTTGAATAGCCGCATCCTGCATGGAGTTAGTAACCTTGTCTGGGTCAAGATCCATAGACTTAGCAATCTCACGAATGATGTAGTCCATCTTAGCAAAAGGTGCCAGTACTGGGTTCTGTGCAACCTGTAAGAATTGCATCAAACGCTGTGACCGTACTTCGTTAGCCATTAAGCTTTCTGTACCAGACGCACGTACCTCTAGATCACCTTTAATCTTCTCATCAAAGTCAAACTGCATGTTGAATGCAAAGAATGCCTTACCTAGAGGGCGAATCAAGTAGTCATCCACGTTCTTTACTACAGTACGGATAGAGCCGTTGGCAGCAGACATAAGCATACTAATACCAGAAGCAGTACGACCCACTCCAGACACGCCTGTCTGACCGTGAGCAAAAGAAGGGAAACCAGTGCTTTCATCCGCTAAAACTCTTGCCTTATCAAACAGTTGCATATTTTCTTGTGCTACGTTGGGAAACTTGGTGCCAAAGATGCTCTGCCCCATTGCACCCCCCTGACGCCTAAACACTTTTCCAGGGTACACAGATAAGTCTTGGCCCGGAACCATGTTTGTTTCGTCAACCTCGATGATCAAGTTTCCACTTAGTGCCGCATTATCAATAGCCATACGCATAAAGCCATTCATAAGTGTTTGAGTATCATCCATATTTTCTGCAATACCTACACCAAAGAAGCTGTATGGGTTATGCTCATATGGGGTAGCATAGTAAGGTATACGTGATGGCTTGAACGGGTTTAGTACCATACGTAGTACTTCGCCATTACAGATCCACACGTTAGCACTTACTTCATCTAAGTCTTTCATAGAAGTAGGTATCTTAATACCGTGCTCTTCTAAGATGTCTGTATCAACAAAACCCCAAAACTCTAACACTTCCCAACGCTCAGACTCAGCATGAACCTGATTGTCTTCCATAGTCATTTCCCAGTGCTTCTGCACATAGTCTGGGCCTTTGGCTACCGCCATGTCTATAGAATCATCCATAAAGTAGGGGCGTGTCTTGAGGGAGCGTAGCTGTGTGCGTGACATCTTGTGACGCTCAATAGTGTACTCAGCGTCATCCATAGATGTAGCTTCTGGGTCAGGGTAGAAATTCCACACACTTACATGGTTGCACTCAGGTACAGTCTTTATAAGAGGGTCATACTCACCTTGATCATTCCAGTTAGGGTATTCTTTATCTACAGCAAATGGGCCTTTCATAACACCCATACCAAGTAGAGCCATTTCAAACGCCATAGAACGTAAGTGTAAAGAAGCACCAGACTCATTTAGCTGGTCATGGATCTTCTTCTCCATTCGTTTAGCTGCAACCATAGCAGGGTGAAATGTAACAGTGGTAGGCGTTGTGCCATCACCTTCGACAACCTTTTCTGATACGGATTCTAACTTGTCGCTGAGTGGCCCTAAACGTTGCTTTAGATCTTCTAACGTTTCTCCGGGTTTTAGCTTCTCATTACCGTCAAGTAAGTAGGGCCGTGAAGGCTTGTCTTGTGTTACACTTTTAAGTGCTTCACCAGCGGCTGCGGCATTAGGGTCAATATTGATGTGTACGGATTCAGCAACGCCATCTGGTAAAATAGATGGATCTACTGACATAGGAAACTTATTGTTCCCAAACAGTACGTCAACAATCTGCCCATATGCAGCTAAGGTCTTAGTCTTCGTGACTTTAACGAATACACGAGACTTTTCTGTGTCTGTAAACTTTACATCTGGCCCGTACAAACCACGATAGTTGCGGTAAGCACGTAACCACCTATCTTCATCACTTTTTCGGGCATCTTCTGCTCTGTTAAAGCGTTCATCAACAAAGGATACAATGCTAGATTTAGCTTCAAAGATGCTATCCTCTGCGTCCTCTGCAGCTACAACTTCATCTGTATCAAAAGTTACTTCGTCAATATCTGCCATGTTTTAGTATCCAAATGTTGTGTCTTGTGCTTGAAAGCCCTGATTTGGTTTGTCAGGCGTGAAATCCCATATACTTCTACTACGGGGTCTTGTCATAACGCCGTAACGTAGGGCATCATATAGGTGATCTTCTGCTTTAGTATCTACATCCTCTGGGTTTTTCTTATCTAGAGGTATAATAGGTATTTGCGCTAGAGTGTTTGTACAGTTACTCATAAAAGCAAGTCTTGGCTTCTCAGTAAACTCATCTACCTGTAGACGCCTGTGTATTTCGTTCTTACCAGCTACACGAGAGCCTCTAGATCTATCAGAAGGACGCCAACGGCAACCCTTCATGTTCATCTGTTCAGCCAGTGATGGCCCAGTATCACCACGGTTATGCCATAAACTAGAATCCAAAACGCCATATCGCATACCACCATCTTTAGATTCCGCTTCCAGTATCATATCAGCTAAATCAGAAGCTGTAACTTTAGAACAATAAAGCTCCCTGTAGACGATAAGCTGTTCGTCGGGAGCGACAGTAAACCATAAAACTCCTGTATAACTACCGTAGCCGTAGTCGCAAGCTCTAAACTTAACCCAGTTGTCTGGTATTTCAAAAGGGTCAATGACATGAAGGGATCTGTTAAACTCTGGGAAAGCTGCTCCTTCATTGACATCCCAATTACCCTCTAATAGTTGTTTTCTTTGGTGCTCTGGCAAAGACAAAAGCATAGCTTCGTAATCACCAGTATCGGCTAGGTATGGATTGTCAAACAGACTGGCAGGTATAAACCTACGCTTAAACAGAGGTTGACCCTCTTTACTGTGACCTCTAGGGAACGTAATGGTATCCCCTGTTTCTATGTTAGTTGCCCAGAATGCTTTATTAGAAGGTGAAGGGTCAATAAACATCTTTTTAACCCATGCATGGCCGCTGCCGCCGGGGTTTGTTGTAGCACGAATATACAAACCTAAGTCCGTACTATGTGCAGATCTCAAGCGACTCCTCATGTAATCAAACGCATAAGGGGTAGGCCACTGAGTTAGCTCGTCAAAGCCTATCCAGTTAAACGCCTGACCTTGGTAACGAGTAACGTCCATATCTTTATCAAGATACGACATCCAGAGCCTACCACCTTTCGGAGTAGTCCACTGACTTTTACGCTCAGACCACTTAATACCCGGAACAGCTTTAGGGTAAAGCTCTTGGCTTTTCTGAATAAGCTCACGTAATTCCTCTGTAGTATGTCGTACAAGTAGCCCACTAAAGTTTGGATCATTTAAACCGTGTAAAGGGTCAGCAAGCATTGCATAACTCTTACCGCCACCTGCTGCACCACCGTATAGTACCTCACGTTCAGAGGCACTTAGGAAGTCCGTTTGAGGGCCGGGGTTTGGCTTAAATACCACATCCTGTGCTGCCTCAACGTCAAACTCTGCAGCAACTACTTGCGCTGGCACAGTCTCTTTTGGTGGGACAACTACATCCTCACTCTTCTGAGTACGCGCCGACACGGCCTTTTTCGAGCCTCTCGATTTCGGATAACGCCGTTTCGAGCCGCTTGGCAAGGTTCCGTTTAATTGTAGCAGCTTTTTTACGTCTTCGCTCAATATCTATTCTCTGTCTAAGACCTGCATGTGATATGCTACGTCCAGTTTGTTTTGTGAGCCAATTAGCTACATCTCTGTAACTATACTGTTGAAGATGCCGCTTTGCAAGCTCTAAGGCTTCTAACTCAAGCGGTATAGGCTGTAACAAGTTTTCATTGTCAGAGTGTATCTCATAACCAAATGGCGGCTTCTTAGATAGCTTGGCTATAACGTGCCACTCTTTCTCTTTGCCGCGTTTTGGTTTAGGTAGCTCCCAATACTCTAAGTCTCTGCTTATGTGTTTTGGTCTGACTATTCGTTAGTACCTTCTTTTGGTGGTAGATAAAAGACGCCACCACTTGAGGTAACATCAACTTTATCTACTTTACCAAGTCCAGCACGATCAAGCAAGTCTTTAGCGGCACTCATCTTGTCTTTTATACCAAGCTCTGTAGGGTCAGACAAAGCCTGTACCATTGCCATTGCAGCTTTAGGCGCTGTACGGGCGAAATAAGATCTTGTAGCTTCTCCAATTTCATCTTTAAGTGCCTCCACTATAATGCGAGTCGGTGTGCCGTTACTGTAACCTGCCAACTTCTTGGCAAGCACAACATCACCACCAGCATCATCGAAGAGTACTTCTAGAAACTTTTGTTGGTTCTCTGTGAGGTTTCTTGCCATATGAAGTTGTCCTTTATAGATAGTCTTGCCTTATAGTTTTATGAAGTTTTACTACAAAAGCAAGCTTTATTTTTATTTAAGCTTCTGTTAAGTCCAGAACCTGTCTGTCTATCTGTATCACCAGATGATACATGAGTAAAAACTGTAAGGCTAAGAATAACAGGAATACTGTTTCTTAACCTCACTTATACTCACCGTATACACGATTGTATATCTCACCACGAGAAATACCCATATCGTGAAGCTCTTTATCTCGCATATTCATCAAGATCCAGTAGTCTGCTCTACGCTGCTGGTGATTCTGAATACGTGTCAGTAAATTCTTAAACATTGCACTATCTCCTTTTTGCTGTGTGCATGGAGATAGTTATACTTATATGTTAACGCTATAGTAGGTATATAATGTGCATACCCGCTATCGCGTAGGGTTATAGTACTGCCTTACTGAGATAAATACCTCTAGTCCACCACTAGAACCATTAAATGCTAGAATCTTATCCCCAGCATGTAAATGTATCCTATCAGACGTTACAATATTGTAAACATCGTGACCGGCTATTGCCTTTGCATTTATTAAGTGGTGATAAGAGGTTGTGTCTGCGTGATACCACTGAACACTAGCGTTATGAGTGGAATTAGAACCATTACTAACATGTAAAAAATCTATAGTAGCATCGTGATTAGGTGGACACGTATATACTAAGTTAGCACTAGCACCACCTGCAGTAGCAGTAATAACAACTGCTTCTGTATCTGTAGTATATGTACGTGCATCTATTGACATTACTTAGCCTTAGCTTTCTTCTTAGGAGTAACAGCTTTCTTTACTTTATCAAAAATACCTGCTTTCTCTGCGTCCTTACAGATCTGAGTAACGTTAGGATCTTTACTTTGCACGTTACCAAAACGATCCTCACCTGCAGCTTGGTTGCCATTAGCATCCCATACCATGCCATCATTATCAATAGTGTAACCTGCAGCATTAAGCTGCTTCTTATACTTATCGTAGTACTTAGCCATTATGATTTACCACGCTTAACAGGGTTCTTTGGTGGCATAGATGCACCACAGTAGCCGCCTTTGTTGTAACCCTTTTTCTTAGTCATACCGCCACCCATGTAGCCCATCTTCTTTGCTACTGCAGGAGCCTCTTTCTTAAGCGCTGACATACCAGCATTCATTGGTTTTTTCTTACCAACATCACCGCCAGCACTCATCTTCAAAGCATTAGAAATATCATCCAGCGCTGCCTTTGCTTTCTTCTTTTCACCAGCAGTTAATACAGCCTCAGAATTAGGTGTATCTCGATACCCAACATCATACTGTTTAGTTGCCCCTCGGATACCCGCCTTCATTTGTTGTTTCTTAGTCATTGGTTTCTTAGCCATGTTACTTCTTTCCTTGAGATGTTGCTTTTTTCTTTGCTGTAGCACTTAGATCACTAAAGTGATACAACCTCTTACTATTCTTACCGTGAGTCTTACCAGAGTGAACCTGACCATTAGGCATCTTATGCATACCGCCCTTATGCTCAGTACCATCCTTAAAGTAATGCTTTACACCCTTAGCCATTATGTTGTTCTCTTCTTACCTGATGCTGTCGTTGACCACTTCACTTTCTTAGGGCCAGTCTTCTTAGCAGCTTCTTTCTTACTAATCTTACTAGCTACAGCTTTGGGTCTACACGCAGGGTAAGGTCTACCTGAGTCTTTACTGCCTGAGCGACCACATTCTTTGCCGGTCTTTACATCTGTCCATTCTTCACCAAACCACTTACCTAAGCCACCCTTAGAGTAGCCCCTACGGCTTTGTATTAGGTGGCCTGTCTTACGCGACTTTGTTTTTGCTTGAGCCACTATACTTACCCCCTCTACGCTTGTACTCCTTAACTAACCATGCTGACCCATAAGCGCTGGGCCAAGTCTTAAACTTCTTCTTAGCTGCTGCCTTTACAGACGCATAGAGTTTCTTGTTAGTCGGTGTAGCCATGTTATATCTTTCCTGTGTATTTAAGCAGGATTAGTAACGCAAAGCCACAAACAAATAATAGTATTAGACCTATACCACCATAAATAAGTATATTCTCTACCATCTTCTGCGTCTTCTTGCGCTTCTCTTCCCGTTCCTTCTTATTACGTACACGTATCTCTTTGCGTAACTCTACCAATTCACCCCAAGCAGAGAAACCTCGTGTAGCTATCACAATCTGACGTAGCTCCTCTTCCATGTCTTCAGCTTTTTTACGAGCTACAAAGGTAGATAAGGCCTCTTCATTTGAATTAGCAAAGACACTATCTCTTTTCTTACTGTGGTCATCCTTAATATCATCAATTGCTTGAAATAGACTACCAATGTCTTTGGCTAAAGAAGTTATCTCTTTCCCGGCAGAAACCCCTGCTTTAACGGCGCTGAAACTCGCCATAGCGATTGTAATAGGATCCATACTGTCTCTCTCTCAATTTGCACCGCCTACCCCTAAGCAATGATAAAGTCTACAATCTGACCATCAGGCATTCTAAGCTTGTTTGGATCAGGGTGGTATGCATACTTCTGATTAACTAATTTAAGATCCTCTACTGCAGTGTCAGGCGTAACCTTGTTTACCTCTGGCTTCTCTTCTACATTAGCTTTATGTGATCTGTCTCTGTCCTGACTCTCAAACACAATATTCTCATGTGTCTGAAAAGGCATACTAGGCAGCGGAAGGTGAGATATAAGTGTCACCTGCGTCAAACTCCTTGTCTTTCTTCTTTTGTAAGTATCTTTGTTTCTTGAGCTTCTGAATAGGGCGTTTACGTTTAGGTAACTTCTTAATCTGACTCTTCAAAACTGTATATACTCCTTAGCATTTCCAACGTTTACGGGCTTGTCTCAAACGAGAGTTAGGATCTTTAGCTGCCTCTGGAAACTTCTTCATCTGTCCAGCACTTCTAGCACAGAATGACTTACGCCGCTTTGCATCCTTACTACCAGCTTTAACTTTACCTGTCACAGCAGTCTTTAGTTTAGATCCAGGGTTAGCTTTACGATGTGCAGCTACACCCTTTTCTGTCATACCTGCACCAGCACTGGTCTTACGGTAATTAGCGTTCTTACCTTTAGTGGTCTTGCGTATAGCTTTCTCTCTGCGAGTCTCGTTAGCCATGTGAGCTACACCTTCTTCTTGTTGCCACTAGTACGGGCTACACTACGGTTCTTAGCCTTAGTCTGTACACGCAAGTTAGAACGTTTGTTGTTACGGGGGTTGCCATCCTTGTGGTCAACATCCTTACCGTCACCCTTCTTAGCTAAACCACCAGCCATCATAGCCTTACGTGCAGCATTACGAGAAGCCCTATCCTTCTTTACGGATGGCTTACTGTCATACTTAGCGTTCTGCTTCTTGTAGTCACGCTTACCGTTAGTCATATAAGGCATTAGCCGTAGCTCCGCTTTCTGTCAGGATCTAATACGTCTCTTCTAGGTAAGTGACCCTCTAAGTACATAGCACGTTCTACGTGATCTAAAGAATACCTGATGCCAGTGTCAGCCTCTATAGCTGCCCTTACATAGAATACGTCACTCTTAGGAATGTGTACACGTTTCAAACGTGCTGCGTCACCTGATACAAGAGCATCGTAAAACTCTTCTATTACATTATCAGATGCGTATAGTTGTATGTTTTTATTTTTCATTGTCAATACTATATTACACGTAAAAAGTGGTACGTGCCGCAAACTACAAGTATTGAGAGAGGAGACAAGGGGGAGAGCAACACTAAGCGTTGCAACACGTACCAGTTTGTAACACAAATTATGATTATTACTTATGAGAAAGTGTTACATTAAAGAAAGTATATCACTTACAAACATGTTACACAAGAACAAAGTGTTACTATAGTGTTATAACTCTTCCTATGTCCACTAACACATTTACAACACTCTATATAAAGTTATAACTCTTCTAAAGTACTACTTTACTTTTAAGTATTACTCTTTTTTAAGTGTTTTAACTTAAAGTGTTATAACTCTGCTGCTACTGCTACGCAGTTATACTCACAAAGCCACCCCTGTCAATACCCCAGGAAGCGATTACTTGTAAAATGTTACATATATTACAGGTTTGTAACAATATGTGATAATACATAGGTGCGTATACACGTAAAAGTTGTGGCTTAAAAAACCACTTCTGTGTGCTTGTACATATACGTATACCGTGGAAGGGGGTACCGGCCCTCGCAGGGGGGTAGCATGATACCTCTTTATGTTTTTTCTGCTGATTTGTGCTGATTTCATTGCGTAAACCATTGAAAAGGCACGATTTTATAACTGATATGCAGTCCTTGAAATGCTGAAAACGTGAAATTTTAACGGCTTTTTTCATATGGTGCCCGTTTCGCGGATTGGATGCACAAAACCCATACCCGTCTCTTTCTTGTGATCACAAAACAGCCACCCCTCTTCTTAATGTGATCACAAACCAGCAATCTCTTTTCATATGTGATCACAAAAGCGGCACCTATTCTTAACCTATCCCTTCGGATATAACATCTATCCTTTCGCCGGGGGAGCTATCCTTTAGCCTGGTTGCGCTATACCGATGGATATACGAGTGGCACAACAGGTTAGGCAGCACCATATCCGCTGGTATATATAGCGCTCAGAGCCGCTAAAACAGCCCGTAGAGCGCCCAAAGCGCTTTCCCTTATCCCGATACCTTGAAAAGCTTTAACCCCAAAAACATACCTATCGGATATACAAACTATCCTTTGGTATAGTGCTATATCCTTTTGGTTATAACGTTATATCCTTTAGCCGGGCGGCGGCTATCCGAGCGCTACCCAAAGGTGTTGGCTTAGGTAATTGCGTATATAAAGCAAGGACAGGCGTATAGTTTGGCATTTTGTGGGCTGGACAATGGCGCAAAACGGCGCAAATAATTCGGGACAATTTAACTTAAACAAATGAGGAAAAACTAAAATGACTGATTATCTATATGACTCTTTTGAAACTGGCCGCGTTTATGACGGGGCGCAAGTGATTGAGTATATCTTGCTTAAAGATAAGATTTTATTTCGTGATAATTCACGTTCAATTATTGGGGCGCTTGACGCGGATAAAGAGGACGTCGCGTTCTTTGCTGAATTCGGTTTAGCGGATT